AAACGTCCTAGGATATTACCATTCAGATACAAATCTGATTCTAGTACACCGTTGACAAACTGATACTTTGTTTCCATATAAGTTAACTCTGTCTTAGAGTAACATATCTGCAGGATATTCCTCTTGATAGGAACCTTATCCTTGTGTGCTTCTTTTAACGTAGCATTACTACTGAAGTAATCCTCATACGCAAGCTTAGCAACACGCTCATAATTCTTTTTACGTCTGTCTGCCGGAGTATTCTTCTTGGTAAGTTTCTTCTTAGTAACTCTATGAAAATTCTTCTTACCAATATACGCATAAGACTTTCCATCTATGATAGCTGTCATTTCATATACAAAACCGACAGCACCTTCAGGAATCATATCAGGTGTAAATACCTGATTCTTGTAGATCCAACTCATTTGTTTATTGCTTCTTTTAGTAAAGGATATAATACCTCTCGTGTTTTCTCTAGACCGTGATCTCTTACAGAATCTGATAGATCTTTACTTAGTGGTAATGTAACATATGGTATACTATACTGTGCTTCATATTTAGCAGCAGCTTTCTTACCGGCAGTATCATTATCAAATAGAATCACGATCTTTTCATACTTAGCTCTATACATTGCAATAGCACCCGGAGAGATAACAGTGTTCTCACTATCTGGTGCAACAAACTCAGCATTAAATCCAAACTTACTAAGTGACATAATATCTTTCAGCGAACTGCAGATAATAAGATTAGGTTGTTCGAATTTTAACTGGTCTGTACCTTGAATGTAATTTTTTGTTTTTAGAAACTTATGATCAGCATTAAACGGTTGATACATCTTGTATACGCTACCATCAAGTCTTGTGTATGCATAGATATTAGATCCAGTTATAGAAAGACTTTTGATAACATCATCTTGTTCTTTATGCATAGTATAGTCACCGACAGGAACGACACCATACTTAACAAGCGTTTCAGAATCAATACTAAACTGAGTCCAGAACTTAGCATCACCTTTATTCCAAGAACGCTTTGTGAAATCAACAATCTTATATCTTGCTAATCTCTTAAATGTTCTTATGTCATCAGTTGTACCAAGCATCAAAAACTCTCTGTAGTCTTTTATAACCTTATTCGCAGCTGCACCGAACTCAAGATCATAGAGTTCCATTACTAACTTTATAGCGGAGCCACCATTACCAGATGAAAAATCTTTGTAATAGTATTTGCTATCAGCATAGAATATTGAAAAACTAGGTGTTCTTTCTGTAGGATTAAACAATGATTTAATCTTTACATCTTGACCTACTAGTTTCTCACTCAGATTACAATAGTGCTCAAAGATCCAGTGATCAGGAACATCTATAATACTAGACACTAGATTTTTAGTACTTATCATATGCTAAAGTTTAAAGATAAAAAAGGGGATGCTTCCACCCCCTTTTAGTATCAGATAATTAAATTAGAGTTCAAAGTCACTACTCACAGAAGAGGACGTTGCGACGTTACCAGATCCAAATGAATCTACAGTCTCAACTTTCTTCTTCTTAATGTGTAGGTCTTTGTCAAATGCAATAACATTAGCTGCATTCTCAACAGGTGCCATATTATAAACACCGCGTTGATTACGAACCAAGAACAAGTCATGGTTAGTATAACCGTCTTTGTTAGTATACTCTTTACCACCAATACACATCATTACAAACTTATCTTTGAATGGAGCATCTTCGTTGAACTTCTCTACATATTCTTCAATAGTTTCAAAGACACCATCGTTATCTTCCATCCACTTGTAAGAATTAGTATTTCTAGCAAGAGACTCAAGCGCTTTCAAGATGTCGTTCTGACGATATACTTCGATACCAGTCTTAGTAGTACCATCTTTGTATGCATACTCGTTGGTCTTAACTTTACCAACTTGACCAAGATGTCTTCCTGCATCAGGATTGTTCTTGTCAATATAGAAACCTTCGAAATTCTCAATAGGTTCTGTCTCTACGTTCATTACTAAGAAAGATGCACTTGTATCATAGCTTGGTGTTTCCAATTTGATACTGTTGATCTTACATACTACATTACCAGGAGCGATAACTTTCGGCAATCCTGAACCTTCTGAGGATTTTAAATTTTTGATACTAATCATTTTTCTACTTTTTAATCAATGTAAATTTCTGTCCAATTAACTTTTACAGTTCCGTCTTCTAACATTTCAGACAAAACTATCTCTTTATTACTTAAGTGCGCAGGTCTAGCTCCGCAAGCTACTTCATCAGAGGTCTTAAAACTAATAATGTTCTTCTTACCTTTACGATACAAGTAACCGATAGAATCAGAGTTTGATGCGGTAATACGTTTAAGTTTACCTGTCAAATCTAAATCTAAGGAGTTAAACTCTGAACCATTCTTTTCAAGCATTGTGTCTTTCACGTGACCAACTAAGATTGTACGATCCGCCCATGACTGGATGTAGTTTACAACTTTAGTAAATGCTTCTCTTAAGTATGGGTAACCAGCACCATTAGGTAGACTCAATATGTTTCCATACTTAGGTTTACCGTCTGTTAACCAGTTTTTACCCATCGGAGTTTTCATATATAACTCCTCAGCATACGGTATACACATCTCTTCTAATGCAGTGATTGTGTCAATAGCTACGTACTTGTAAGGATTACCTGCGTCCTTAATAGCTTTACCGATATGCTTAATTTCTTCAACAGACTTTGCTTCAATCTTTAGAGCATCTAGATACTTAGAACCTCCTTCGAGATCTAGTATTAAACAGTTGTCTAATTGTGATAACAAAGTTGTTTTACCCGTTTTGGGTTTAGCAAAAATAATCAGGTTCTTCGGACTTGTATTCTCCGCAGGAACCTTTGCTGTAGGTAGTGTGATCTCCATGTTTTTATAATAATTACTTAACTAAATCGTTTAACCAAGACTTGCTGCTTACAGGTTTCTTTAATAGAATCGCTGCAAGATCTCTGATAGTCATATCAGAAATAGGAGCATCATCCATCAAAGATGAGAACTCTTCGAACTCTGTAATTTCAATACCTGAACGAGTAGCAATAGTTTTAGCTGGTGCTTTAACTTTTACTAACTCACTAACAGGAATAAGATATCTCAAAGCAGAATCAGTTGTAGGTGTGGTATCATACTCATCCTCCCAGTGGGGATTAAAGTGCAACTTCCACAATGTACGTTCTGAATCTTGCGGTACAAATTCACCAGAGACAAACTCTGTATAGAAATCAGTACCTTTACGTAACTCACTAGGGAAAAGACTAATGTGTAATTCGTCTTTACCTTTTGGTCTGTACGCTAACTTTGGATAAAAATACGCATCAGGAATATTCAATGCTTCGAATACAGGTTGATGTTTTTCTCTTAGCTCAGCAACTTTTGTCTTAGAATCTACTTTTTCTGTTTTTAAACTTACACTCATATTTTAACTCTTTTTTCTTGTTGAGGTGGTGTAGGCATTTCTGAAATACGCATGCGTTCAAACTCTGCTTTGAAGAAACTCATACGAGCATCACCATTGCGGCATTTCAAGAAGTGCAATACAAGCACCCGATCATTTTCTATGATATACTTATCAGGACCATAGAACCTAATCTTTTGTTTAGCAGGTCTATTAATACCAATAAGTGTATCAGCGTGTTGAAGCAACGCATCTGAACCGAAGATATCAGACTCTAGTATATAATTACCATACTTACCGTCTTCATTCCTCTCAGGATTGTCAATACCACGATTTAACTGAGTGAGAATTATGAACGCAATAGGATATCTCCTCTTGAGTTCTGTAACCATCTCACCAAGATTATACAAGGTATCAAACTTATCCTTCTCAAATGGTGCTTTCTTTAACAGCAAAGAGTGATCTAAGGTAACTACTGTCTTTGTAAAGTCTACTGTACCGTCTTCGTTTTTAACAGCATGATGATTCATGTAAGCTGTTATAGTTTCTCTTAATTCATTAACGGTCAGTGGTTCTTCTACAATGTCAATAGGAATCTTAACTCTCTCTTTGGCATGTTCATAGCATACTGCTAGATCTTCATTCGACAACTTTCCATCCGCACTACATAAGTACTTATATGATTTACCAAGTACACTGGAAAACTCTCTAATTGCAGAAGTACGAGCAAGCATTTCGAACTGAAATTCTAATACTCTGAACTTCTCATCAGGATTAAGTTTGAACGATTCACGTACAATCTGATCCTTAATTAGAGTTTTTCCACTACCGGGACGACCACCTATTACAGTCATTGAGTGCCATTCAAGACCGTCAGTAGTCGCATCATTAAACTTTTCCCACGGAGTTTTCAAGCTGCGAATGTGACCATCCATTCTACCTTTGAGGTAAACTAAGGAGTCAACGAATCCTTGCTTCTGGTCTTTCCAAAGCTTTTTATTCTCCATATGTAGTGTGATTATCGTTGCTGAATATCAATCCAGCGATGTACAAATCTATAAAATGTATGTGATAAAACCAAAATAAATTCAATAATTAAATACTGAAAGATACTAACATCTATCACAAAATTACTAAGAATCAAATAGCATATGACCGATAAAATAATCGACGTCAATAGCTTAGCTATGATTTTTTCTATTTTTAAACTCATACTACTTTTTCTGAAAAATGTGGAGAGTTATCTTGGTCATCTCCGCTTAATACAATGTCACAACAATTTGCTAATTCAGAATCCCAAGACTTATCTGAATTTTGTTTACGTATAAAATACTGTGAGTTACGCATAAACTTGAAATTGTCTTTTTCGAAACTGTCTACATAGTATACTGTAGCTGCTATAATAGTCTTCCAGTCATACTTGTAGTTCTTAAAGAACCATCTGAATGCTTCTTCAATGTTTCTTTTGTTTACTCTAGCAGGTTTGCCAGACGGTAGTTTACCTTTAGGAAAGATATTAAGAAATACATCAACATGATCTAGTGAATTACTAGTAGAATTTTCATTCTTAGTTAAACTCTCTAAAAGCAAATCACCCTTGCTGGTAATTTTGGAACTTTCTATATAACCTTCAGCAATTAGTCCACGTAATTCTAACTGTGGATTAATATTCTTAGCTAGATTTTTGTTTTTGATACACCATAGTAAGTATAACTGATTAGGTGTTAAGTTATTATCCTCTATAAACTGAAAAAGTTGTAGCATGTCCATATGTTTCTGCTAATTTAGATATTAATAACGTAATCTAGTACTTCAGAATTAGGATGTTTTCTTAGTTTCTCCAAAAATGTGTTATATAACTTACGCATAGGAACCTCGTTGTATAACAATGCTTCTTCTACACGTTTACGTGCAAGAGTAACTGTGCTACGAGAAGAACCAATACGTGATGCTATTGCTTCATCAGTATAACCCATCTTACCTCCAATGTATGCAAGTACTTGTCTAACAGTTGCTTTACCTTTATCTTTATTATTCTTATGAAGATTGATTGATTTAGGATTAATCTCAAGAGCAATATCGACAAGATCTTCTAGTGAAACTCTAAAGTCAATAAATACATCATGATATGTTACTTTCTTTATGATCTCACTTTGTTCTATTGCAACACCTACATTTTTAGCAAATGTTCTTAGCACACCATTTAGTTGTTGGTTTAGTATCAGTACTGCATTATCTAATGCCTCCTGCACCTTTGTTTGTACTTCTGAATTCATTTCTTGATATTTTAAAATCTCTTTTTAAGTCTAACTTACTTTCATATGCTGCAATTATACTACCAATACCTGTCATCTTGATACCAGCTTGGGATAATGCATCATGTAAACACTTGTTAGTAAAAGTACCTTTAGTTGTAACTACTTTAAATTCTACTTCACCATACTTAGTAAGTTTAGTAGTAACTCTTACGTTTCTTGTGTCTATATTTACCATATGATCTTTGGTTTATTTTGTTTCTCTAAAGTACTATTTATCTTATTCCACACATCATCACAATTCCATTCGGATTGTTTCATATATGCAGCACTTGCTGGATGAGATACTATAAATTTATAGTTACTATCGGGTACAAAATCAGCAAGTTTTGCTGCTTGTTTACCCATAAATACATAAATTATGTTTTGTCTATTCCAAACTAATGCATCTAATAAAGCAATTACAAAAGGAGACCATAGTAGTTGATGACTACCTGGTTTTCCAATAGTTGTAGTAAATGCAGAATTTAATAATAATACACCTTGATTACTCCATCGTGTAAGATCCGGATCTGTTGACACTATACCTGTTGTCTTTCTAATAGACTCTTGTATATATCTCAACGATGCTTCTGGTTTACCCGTAATACTACATGAAAATGCAACACCATCTGCTACACCTTCTTGTGGATACGGATCTTGACCGATCATAACCACGTTTACATTATCAAAAGAACACACTTCAAAAGCTCTAAATAGGTGCTTTATCTTAGGTGTGAATCTTTTATTATCCATTGCTTCTGCTAGTAAAGTCTCGAGTATCTTGTCCATTTCTGAACTTAAAACAAAAGTTTTGAGATACTCAGACCAACCAGCGTCTTTCAATTTCACATACAGTTTTTCTTTTACTTCTTGTAAGTTTACGTTTTCTAACATAGATTTGTATAAATTAACTTACGGTATGAGCGAAGAACAAAACAACAAAAAACAGCTTGAAGTATTAAAGAAAGACGCTGTGGTAAAGGTAGAATTACCTACTGCTTTATATGAGCGTCTCAATCAAATAATCTTCGAATTAATTCCTTGTAAAGATCATTCTGAGTTCCTTGGTCTTATTGATATAATCAATAAAGGTGAGGAAAATACAGATGAAAATAGAATTGCTTATCATCTCAAAACTTTGATTCTTACTCAGTTACAGATTGAGAATGCAGCAAGAGAACAGGGATTAACCGAAACTGTTGATGTTGATTTAGATAAGGATCCCGAATCAATATAACGGGAACCCTATCTTATCACCAATAGATATACATGTTTCAATAGCTCTAGATAATTCTTCTTTGCTACAATTAGCAAAAGATTTATGATCTTCTCCTTCTATCAAACCACATTCTTCTTTTACATACATCTTCATCTCATCTAAAGTATTACCACTATACTCAGCTAGTTCTCTGATACACTTATGGAGCTTGCTCAACTGTGCATAGCTTCCGTTATCTTGAACTATCTCATAGGTAATTGTAACTTTAGATCCTTCAGGTACTTGTTGAAGAAACAGGTCTAACTTAGTCTGTGATAACTTATCAAAACTAAGAGACTTATTTTCCTTCGTCGCTTTTACGCTTACGGGTAACAGGTTTGCCATTGTACGATTTTCTAGGTTGACCTTTATCTTTTCTTGGTTTTCTCTTAAGTTTAGCTAACTCTGCTTTTAAACTATGGTTCTCTACTAAACCATCTGCATATTTATTTATTATTCTATCGTAAGTAGTTTCTAAGTCATTAAGTTCTTCTTTAGACTCTTTATACTTTGCTCTGAATAAAAAGGCTGCCCCTGTTGCACAGATAGTTGCAAATACTAAAACTGGTGTAATCATTTTTTACTGTATTTATTTTGTTTGTAATCCTTTATAATTTCTGTAATTTCAGGTAAGTCCATTAAAGGAAGTGTACTTACCTCTTCACCAAACTCTGTTATTGCTCTAACAAAGTTTGTCATATCTAGACCAGGTGTCTCCCAAAAAGCTTTGAATAAATGACCGTGTTCTTTAAGAACTGTATCTACAAAGTTCTTCATAGTCATCTTAGTCTTGTGTTTGTTAAACCACTTAATACTTTCAGTATTATCACATGCATGAATGCATACTTCTAAATGCATCATGAGATGCACTACTCTTAGCTTTTCTTCTTCAGTCATACTAGTCTTGTTCTCTAATCTTTTTACTTAGTTCTTCAAATAACACCACAATGAGTGCAAATATAAGAATCAGTAATACCATTGGTATCATCCACCATAAAGGTAAAGTTATCCACCACCATGACCAATCAATAACATCTGAAAGTTTCAGTGTTAATAGCACTATAAAAACTATAGCACTTAAAGACAAACCGTTATTTTCCATATCTTTTTACAAATTTATGCATTTGGTACCATTCGTGAAAACTTTTTGTTTCATGTCCTTCTTCGCTATGAACACCTTCTACAAAACCATTGTTCCATGCATTATGTAAATCGTTTTTATCATAGCAAACATGTTCTTTAAGCATATCTATCTCAGCATTTTTCATCAATAGTTTTGCATAGAATATGAGAAATAAAGATATAAAACTAACTATTACTGCTATTATTATCAGCATCTTTTTGTTTATTAATTATTTTGTTAATCTCTGTTAGGTGCTCAAGTCTAATAGCTTCAAGCTCCTCTTCTTTTTTTACCTCTTTTACAGACTTAAAGAATCCTTGTAGCATCTTGGGATAGATGGGTGTACCTGCAGTCATGATGATCTTCTCATCAAGTTCTTTGTTATTACCTTTACCTATACCAATGTACCACTTAGTCTCATATCCATTGTCTACTTTTACAATGCCTATCTTATCAAACCATATAGAGTCTACAATTTTCATAACTTAAGAGTTTTAATGTTAGTCTTCACCATCATTTTTATTTAGTTTTTTTATCAATGTATTAAGAGCATCTAACTGACCCCATGTTAACTGAAATTTAGCACCAGGGTTACCATATATTTCAACATCAAACCCTTCTCCATTATGCCACTCGCATATTTCAATGTAGTCATGTTCTTTAGATAGATAACAATAGTTTTTTAACTCATCAAATATAGCCGTACGTGAGTATTGTTTCATAGTACTTTTATTGTTTTTATCAAGCCACTCTTGAATTTCAGCAGCTGTTGGGGCATACTCTTTACCTTTAATTCTAGTAATAGCATTATGTGCCTCTAGTATTTTATTTAAGTCAGACATATTCCCGACTAGTATTTTATTTACATCATGCATACTGACAAACATTATAAATACTCATTGATGGATCTTCCTTACGTACATGATTGATTAAAAGATATAACCATTCAATTTCATCATAGTCTATACGTTTCTTTTCACGAGGTTTGAACTTAAACTTATATCCGTTACCGTCGTTCTCAATACTGACTAGTAGTTCACCTTTAGCATCTTCAGACCATGTAGAACCCATACTTCTCCATAGTTGGTATAATGTTCCGTTATCTGTATCAGCTTCTGTGATAATATACTCTACATCTTGTTGTAGAGAATCAATTACATAATAGTTTCTCATTTTTCTTTTTCGTTTAATATGTCTTTTAGTTCTTGCCATACACCATTAATTTTCTCACCCCAGAAATAGTCACAGGTGAACTCACCATCTTCTATTTCACCAGGTACATCTAAAAAGTATGATTGCATCATACCATCTTTAGCAGTGTATCTATAACACTTTGTTGCTACAGGACAATTAGTCCCCTTACATTTAGTTATGTCAGCCATAGTTTTTAATTTTAAAATATATAACGTATTGTACACCAAGGAATTAACACACTATGTAGTGACTTAAACTCATGTATATACTGTGCTTTTAGTTCACGTTTATACCGGATATTCTCACCACCATACTGTGATATCTTAGCTTCTTGTAACTCAGGAACCCATAGCAGGTCCTCACCGGGAAGATTATTCTCTACATTAAAGAGATGTTTCTTCTCATTATGTGTAAGGAATATAACCTCACACTTCATCTGTTTTTTTGCAGCTGGAGAAATTATCTCATCTATTAACATAAACAAATCCCGGTACTCTTCTAACCAACCATCAGTCACTATAACAGGACTAAAGTTTAGATGTACTTCATAACCATCTACAAGTAACATAGTAATCTGATTAAGTCTTTCTATTATACTAGGAGTATTAGGTTCTAGTATACTAGCATACTTCTGGGGCATTAGACTAACACGAAGTCTAACTTTATCATTAAGTAAACCTAGTTGTTTGTTGAATAGATCAGGCATTAAATGTTTAGTAGCAAAAGATGCTTTAGCACGATCGTGTTTTCTAAAGAAGTCAAAGATTTCTACTAGAGGTAACTGTCTAGCATGTAACCCTATGTCTACATTACAACCAATATCATAAGTAATATACTTATCATCTGTTTGATTAGGTTTCTCATCAGTAGCAAACCATGCATGATGATCTATAGCTGTGAGAATGTCATTTACATTTTTATAAAATACTACACCTTCTGTTACGTGTCTCTTACAATAACAGTAACTACAGTTATATCCACACCCAAATGCAAAACTTGGGGTAATATAATCAGTACTACGTCCAGAAGGTTTAATCTCCATGCTTTGTAAAGAAGCATGCTTGATTAGTTTTTCTGTACTCATGTTTAATTATTTGTAGTCAGGACAGGATTCGAACCTGTAAGGGCTGCCATTATAGTGACCACACGCAACGTGCTTTTTTACCCATAGTGCTATAACCATATATTGCGTCTACCAATTCCGCCACCTGACTAACAACTAACTATACTTCTCAAGACATCATTTCTGATTTACTGCTAGAAGCCAGTCTTTCATAGTTAGTATGTTTGGGGATGAGAAGTCCTCTGTGTTGTGTAGATTGTATTTGGTGTATCTACATTTCATGGAACAATTTCCTTTCTCAAGGGAACAACACGTTTGTTTTATTTATTCAAACCTTTAGCAATGCCTTTTACCGCATACATCTGCGCAGTTTCTAATTCATTCATAGCAATAGCAAAACATCGTTGTGCTTCAGGGTCTAAAGATTCTAAACGCTCATTATTGCAATAGTCAATAGCATCTGCCATCATACGTTTGAATGTTCCAATCTTATCATCTGAAGATGGATTAAAATTGATATGACATCTCGATTCCCCGAGTGTCATTGGTTTTTGTGGATTTTCTTCCATTTTATTTTGTTTTTAAGTTTAAAATTAACACCCAAAGGTGTGCCGTCTATTCCGAAAGGTTGTTAAGCTCATTAGAGCAATTGATAATAATTTTTTCATAGTTTTTGTTTAATTAAGTATTGAAGACAAGTAAATTCCTAGGTAACTACCTGTAACTGATCCTGCAACATACCCCAGCCATTGGTGTACAGCATCTTCACTACGAGCAATTTTCCTAATGACAAAGAATGATAGAGATGCTAACATAAAGTCTGTGATAGCAGCTTCATGGTAGTCAGTTGCAGCTACTGCTCTAAAATTTATACACAACAAAGAGTAGCTAATAATCTGAATGCAAAACAGCAGTAAGGCTTCTTTAAACTTTTTCATAGCTCAAGGTTCTCTACTATGTGCTGAACAAGCAACGCATGCATTTCTACTGAATCAACCTCTTTGTACTCAAGGATATCATAAGCAGCTCCTACTATAACTCCTATGATTTGTCCTAATGGCGCACCATAATTAATCACAAGAAGGTTTTTTACTCCTTCATCAGTGTGCCACTGTCTAAATCCTACCGTCAACTTTGATAACTTAACAGCTTCTTCAGGAACTTTACTACTTTGAATAAAATGTTTAATGTCCTCTTCTATTAGTTCAGCAGATTCATTTTTGATAACTCTTAAGTCTTGATGTAAGAGTTCTAGTGTAATTGTTTTCTTCATATGAATTGGTTTTAAAAGTTTAAAGGTTGCCTTTTTAAACGACATCGAGAAGGCTAACTCTATCTCCTATACGATGAGAACAGTAGTTTGAGCTTGTGTCAGAGGCTTCCTGTGTTTTACGATCCACTCGCGAGCGTGGCTAATAAGTTGCAATACAGAACCCAGTGCTATACGTCACTTCGAGTATGTACACTTACGAAGAGTATTCCTCAACTGGGGATGTTAGGAGCTACCTAACAGTCTATCTGTATTGCGGATTATCACCAAACAATGATTACCATCTGCTCAGGTACTACGAAATAAAGTTTACCTTCTATCTCTAGTACTTCACAGTTAGTAATACCCATACCAGTATATACTAAATCACCAACTTTGATAGCTGTGACATCAGTACCTACTGCTGCAACGGGTAACTTGTTTAATGTTTTTACAAACTCTCTTGCTGCTTCTTCTTCAGCTTCAGGAGTTAATTCAATTAAAGACTTTGGTCTTTCAGGTCTTTCTACTAAGATGCGTTTACCGCGGAGTTCTTTGAACATAATTATTGGTTTTGTTACAAATATATAAACTAATGTGTTATAGAACAAGTTCTATTTCTTCTGATACTACAGTTTCTTCTGTGGATTCTGACTCTTCCATCTCCCGGAATCTCCATGCAGCAAACCTAGGTTCTATAAACCTATTCCATTTGGTAAGATAAACCATAGGGTTTCTTACTTCTTCAAGTAATACACCGTCTACAATACCATCATTGTCAT